CCGACAAAATGGAAGAGCTCACACTCGAAGAAGTCGACGGTATCAAATCGTTCGTCGATTGGAAGACCAACAACGAACCAAAACACATCGCGTGGGACCTGACGGTATTCAGCGAGAAGTTCGGTTACGCCGGCACCATCGACTACATCTGCAAGATTGACGACCAAATCTGGCTCGTCGATTTCAAAACCAGTTCACAGGTGTGGTCGGAGTATGAGCTCCAAGTGTCCGCTTACAAGCAAGCGTTGGTCGAGATGCAGGGGCGTGGTGAGTTCTCAAACATTGGCGACATGTCAACCGCGAAGCTTGCGATACTCCAGGTCGGCTACGCGAAGAACAAGGCTGGATATAAATGGAATGAGGTCGATGACCAGTTCCCTCTGTTCCTTGCTGCGCGACAAATCTGGTCGAAGGAGTGCGAGGGGCAAGAGCCGAAGAAGCGCGATTACCCGATTGTGCTCTCGCCAGCTATGACGGTCGATGAGGTGTTGGGAGAGGAGCGCGAGATGACCACGGGCGAGCAGGAAATCGCAACAGCGCTCGACACGTATTTTGACGATGATGATGCCAAGCCACATGTTACGAAGAAATCTAAAACGAAATAGTATATGAAAATCTCACGCGAAATAGTGTCAAAGGCGGGGCTGCTCCCGAAGCTCCGCCTGGGTATCAAAGGGAGCCGAGGTGTGACCGCGACCGGGCCACACCGCGTTAGAATTCTCGAGGACAAGCTCATCAAGAAAATGAACGTCGACGGGCAGGAGGAGCACTTCGTCCGGTTTATATTCGAAGAGGACGGCGAGAAAAAGCAATACGACTGCCACATGAAGGCGAAGGTCGGCAACGACCCGCATTACCTCGTCCAAGCTCTTGCAGAGGTCGAGCCGGGCGAAGAGTTGGTGCTGGAGATGAAGAAGGCGGGTGTGAAAAACTACATCGAGATAACGCGTGTCTCATCGGGCGCGACCGAGCGCGTCGAGGTCGATGAGGAAGCGGGTGAGGTGCCGCCTGACCAGTTGCCGGACATCGAATGACCTACGGGGAGAAGTACGTCTGTGCGCTGTGCTTCTCGGTATTCGTTACGGCCGAGCTGCTGGAGTGGCACTGTTCGGAGAAGCATCAAGGAGAATTATGGGGCGTATAATCTACTAAAGTATGAAATTCACTTCTTTCTCAATTGGAGTTCATGTTGGTCTGGCAGTGGCGATGATATGGGTAGTTCCTGCGCAGCTTGCGGCGCATCAGGGTGCGATAATAATTCCATGTGGGCACCCACTCACGTTCTTTGGTGGAGGTGGCATGATCAAAAATGTAGTCGTTACAGATGATTGCCCTGCGGCAACCACCACATCAGAATTGTGTTACACGGGCAATTTTTCAACGCCGGCATGTCGAAAGGTTTTAGATAGTATCACTACCACCAGCGAAAAAAAGCTCTATTGTCCTCTATCATCCCCCTGTATAGCAAACCCAACTACAGGTGAGTACGAACAAACTACCAGCTATCCGCGTTCCGCACCTTATTATACTGATTTCAAAAGAGCTACTATAAGTAACTAAGCCGCCCTGAACTATGGAAATTATTTGTCGACCATCGGGGGATTCGTTGAATATGGGAGAAAGAAACTCCGCGATGTTCCTGGCCTTCGTCCGCGACAACCCGCGCGTGCCGTGGCGGCTCACGCCCATGCTGCCGGAGAGCAAGAAACAGAGGCGCTTCTATCACGGTGCGGTGATACCCTTGTGGGCCTACTTGGACGGGAAGGATTATCGCGACCACCAGATACTGGCCGACCTACATGAGCTTGCGAAACTCGAATTCAACGGATCGATGTCAATGGTGTGTCGAGGAAGATAGGCCGCTCCACTGCCGGTAGCTTGAGCAGTGGCTTTCTCGAGCGCGTTATCATCTATCTCGAGGAGAATTATGCTATCAATCGTGGCGATTGTTTGGACCCAACCGAATATAAGAGGTTTGACGCCGAGGTATATATGCACGGCGAATACGATACGTTCATCGACTACCTTGTGGCAATTGGAAAATTGCCGAAGCATGGTAGAATGTAATGAATGAAACAAAAGCGTTGCACGAAGTGCAACAGACGTCGGTATGTGGAGTGCTTTGGCAAATGGCGGCACGGCAAAGACGGACTATACCCAAGTTGCAAAGATTGCGTGCGACAAAGAATGGGTCACGTCAAGCGCGTTCCGCGTGAAAAGGTTGTGAACGGTACGATTCGAAGACGTTGTTCAAGATGCAAAAAATACAAACCGCGTGGCGCGTTCTACCTTGGAACCTGCTATCGAAAGGGAATATGCGAAAGCTGCAAGTTTTGCTGCCGTAGGGAGTCGAATACCGAGTTAGCCAAGTTAGGACATAGAAATAAGGCGCAACGCGTTCGCATGGAAGTCTTGAGCGCATACTGCGACGGTAAGCCGCCTAAATGTAACTGCTGCGGAGAGACAACCTACCAGTTCCTTTGCCTCGACCATATAAACGGAGGGGGCAACAAGCAACGAAAGGTAGTCGGACACCACTTCTTTCATTGGATCCGAAAGCAAGGGTTTCCGAGGGGATACCAAGTGTTGTGTCACAACTGCAACATGGCAAAAGGTTTTTACAAGGTGTGTCCGCACAAAACCAGGTAATATGGACATCAAACAATTCAGACCATCTTTTCTCCAAGGCAAAGTGCTCAATCACGACGGCGGTAAGCCGCGGCAGTGTCGCAAGTGCCCGGCAATTCTCGCGTCGTGGGTGAAGTACTATTGCAGCTTCCGGTGCATCGAACTCGCGAAGGTCGATGGGTCCTATGGGCACGAGCTGGATGACCCACCTGCTTAAATGCCGCTGCGGGCGCAAGGTCGAACGGCAACGGCCCATCAAAAACGCGCGTTGCTATCCCTGCAAGAAACGGCGGAAGGCCTGCGCAGCCAAACATCAGTACGACCACTTGATGCCAGGAAGGAGGCGTATACTGAAGCCCTGGGCGACCAGCTAGGCCATGAAGCCGCTCTGAGAGGGGCGGCTTTTTTGGTAATCATTACTGTTTGTAATCTCTGCGTAATGGGAACAAAGGCGAGCCGATGTCGTTTTCTGACCACGGGTACCGTTTGCACGGTGAGAAAACTTTGAAGGAGTATTCATATGAAACGCACTCTGCTTTCAATCGCCGCCGCTTCTATGCTGGTCGCGAGCGTGGGAATTGCCTCTGCGCAGAACGAGAACCCCACCCAGCCGTCGTGGACCACGACCCAGGGCGAGACGCTGACCACTACCTACCGCTCAATGCACTACACCCCGTATGCCGACCCTTCGATGCACCCACAGGTTGGTATGGTGCTGCCGAACACGGTGAAGGTGTATCCGCTTCCTGACGGCATGAGTGGTGCGCAGTACTCAGGCTACAGCTATGGGATGGTGAATGACCAACCGGTCGTCGTCGTGACCACGACACGCAAAGTCGTGCATACCTGGAACTAGCCACTTCGAGAAAAGCTTGCTGGAGCCGCTCGCTTTTGGGGGCGGTTTCGGCTTGTCAATTATCGTCATCTTCTGGTGGCGAAATGCCTGCGCGTCGGTTTACTGAGTTAATTTGCTCCGGGTATAGCATGACTGCGTTGTCGGGGCCGCCATTGATGGTGAGCAATTGGCGCGAAAAGCGGCCCATTGACGCGGCTTCCTGTAATGCATCTCTGAGGCATGACCTACTGGCCAACAGAGTCTTTCGTCTATCCTTGATTATCCAGAGATATCGTTTGTCCAGCATCGCGACGAGCTCGTCGTCGCTCTTGCGGCTTGATGCTCGATCTACCATCGCTTAAATTCCTGGCACCTGTCTGGCGTTTCAGGTAACGCAGTTTCACTCCGGTAGGTTCCGCAGGTCGGGATTATCCTCACATGGGGTACAATCCCCGGATGACAGCAATTCTCCTCAATCTCGTGCCGCTCTACTTCCTACCGTCCCTCATAGGCTGGTGGCGGGGCATTGACCGGCCGCTCGACCTGTTCGTCATCAATCTCGGGTTGGGATGGTTGGTACTTCCGTGGGTGTTCTGCCTGGGGGTAGCTATTGGGGCGTAAACTCAAGAGGTCTCTTGTTTTTCCACTTTTCGAAGTGCAGCAATCGCAGAGCTGGCCAATCCGTCATGCTCCGCAAAACACTCAAGTAGCATGAGAGTTATCTGTACCGCTAAAAGGAACGATGCTTTGCCGGTAGATGGTGGTTTGAATTCCTGCCGAAATAGAACCTTAATCAACTTAAGATCGGAAACCTCGCGTAAGACCACTTCATTATCGAATGTGATTGGTATCTTCGCGTGCGCGAAAGCGTTCCTAATAGCTCTGAATGTATGCAACTCTTCTGCTAGAGGCGACGTAATAATCCCAAACGCTTGCGCGACAAGGATCTTGCCGTGGAAATTGGCCATTGGGCCTTCGTTTTGGAACAGACGGGCTAGTAAGTCTTTATTTCTGATGACAAGCTTCATCGATAACAACCGTTCCAACGCAGATTCTACGAGAGCGGACGCGACAATAGCAACGGCAATGTCGGTGTCCTTCCGGAGGTTCTCCATTATAATCTTCATCTCCGGTGAAGTCGGAATCTTACGACTTAGCTGCCGTAACGCGTCTCGCTTTGCCATAACATATCCCCCGCTATCCACACCCCGTCTAACGGCGCGTGGAAGATCGATATATACTACATATGTTCGTGATGCCATGTGAGGTGGTATCGTGGGTTGAAGACCCTCCCGCCTCACACGGGCGGGTCTTTTGTTTGTTGATGGGTGAGGCGCGTTGAACACTTTAACCAAGGTCATGTCGAGCAGTAAGCTTGCAAGCGAGACGGAGGCATTCGTCTCAGAATATACCAAGTGCCGCGCTGGAAGATGGTATATCGAAAGCTTGAGTAGACCGTATTAGCGGTAGCGCCAGTACCGCTGTTAGAGAAGCAAGCCGCTAGTTGGAAGCGCTAGCCGACGTGCCGACCCACCAACAAATAAAAGAAAGCGAGCGGCGGCTGCGAACACATCGCCTAACAAAAATGGTTCGCCAGACGGATACCTCAAACCCGATTGCATAACAGGCGTACTTTGAAAATTTGAATTCTGGCGTGGCGGAATAGGTAGACGCGCTCGCTAGAGTAAAAAAGTCGACTACGCCCTCTAGGAGTAGAAGGTACCCAATGCGAGGTGACTATACGAGTATGCATCCTCAGCCTTTGGCGGGAAGTGAGCTGCTCGTCAAATCCTCGCCGCTAGAATTCAAATTTTCAATTTCGCTCGCTATAACCCAAACCCCCAGGACTAGCCCATCTAGACCAGAGGACAAGGATGCAAACCGGAGGCCAACCAATGCTCTTATGCAACGGGAGGAGGACAACGGCCTGGAATGGGGCAACGGGCTGGGTCTTAAAAGGGTCGCACAACGTTGGGAATTGTGGCGACATATTGACGATACGTTGATATCGCGGGATTGGCAGATCTACGATGCCAGCTCTTGAACCCGTCCCTGCCGTCGAACCGTCACCATCACTACCCGGCCGGGGCAAACACCTTGGGCCTCGAGGGCGTTGTCGTAACATTCTGCTGAACAACAGGGGACACCGTTGATGGCATAGGTCGCGTGTTCAATGTCCATGCTCACACGACGGCAAAAACAGAGAATATCCATGGCACCACACTCTAATGGCAATTGTGACAGAAGGTCTCACTGGGGAAAGGCTTTCAAGCCTACCCACTACCGCAGGGTTAGTCACCAACATTGAACTCCTTTCTGAGCTCGGGGACATAACTAATGGAAATCGCGATGGTTGCAACCCAATTTCGTCACCAAAATGCGTAGGACTATCATCTTTTAATGTTTCCGCCATCTCCTGTTAATGCGGCCCAGTACATGCCCTTTGGAAGGGACTCGGGCGCGCGCTCGCCGGGGTCAACAAAAAAGCCGCTCGAAAGCGGCTAGGCGAAGAGGAACAGCCCGATTGCCAGGAGCGCACCACCGACCAAGATGAGCGGTGCGGCGTAGGTACGAAACACTCCCGGCTTTCTCGCGGTCCAGTAGAATGGTTGGTCCTCGTAGTTACCTTCCAACGTAGCCTCCTTCTCTGCGATAGGTGACCATGACCGTGTGGTGAAGGCGCGCACCGGCAGCTTCGAGTAATTCCTCGTAGCACCAGCGATTGCAGGCAGGGACGCCGCCAATGACGTAAGTCGCATGTTCCACTTCGACATTGCGGGCGCCGCAGAAGCAGAGCTTTGTCATGACGCGAGCCCGAGATATTTGGATTTGCACCGCATCGAGCGAAACCAGATAACGCGGCGGCTACCGTGCTCTCCCTCGAGAGCTGAGACGGCATGGTTGTGATTGAAACCGCAGCCACATGCACAACGTTGCGCGTCGGTCGACTTTTTGCCGGCGCCCGCAATAAGTGGCGCAGTGGTGTTCGCGGTCAGAAATGGCTGCGCGAAAAGGTTCGCGGGCCAGTTAAGCTCGGGTACACGTTCAAGCATGGTTCCAATACTCCCTGTAGGTTTTGAGGAAACGTCTCCACCATTTTCTGTGGCGCTTTTTCTTCGCCATCCGCCCTCCTGTTGCAGGTTGCTTCTGGCGTTATTGTACGCCCGCTATCACAACGACTTCATGAAGGGGTGGATAACTGATAGAATGTCGCGAGCCGTTCTTGCTCTCGGTTCTCCACGCAAAAAGCCGCCCGGTAGGGCGGTTTCTTGCTTGTTTATAAGAGGCTTAATCGTTCGCGTGGTTAAGCCTGTTAATTCGCCAGTGGGCGGGGACTAACCGCCTTCGCTGGCGTGGATATCGCGCCAACACGTCCACTCGCGCTGGTGGCCGAGTTTGAATTGATGTGCAGCCCAACCTATTGCGAAGAAGGGGTCGAGCGCTTGTGCTTTGGTGATACCACTATGAGAAGCGAGATGAATTTGAGCGACACCATAGCTGGTGCCTTGGTCTCCTATCGCGTTCGCGCGCATTCCCGATTCACAGTCGAGAGTGTCATATAGCTCCTGCGCGGGAATACCCTCGTGAGCCGCATAAGCGTCGACAATGAGCTCCGAAGTGGAGGCGGTATATTCGATATTAAACTGATTGATTTCCTGAGCCATTGCCGGAGTTGGCTTTCCAAATCCGAGGGCCAAGAAAATGAGTAACAGGTTGATGATATTTTTGAGAGCGGGTCAGACGGAGGTTCTCTCAACTTCGACAGCCACGCGGCTGCTACTGTTGTGCCGGAGCAGGAATTGGGGGAACCGGTACGACAACCACCGGAGCGACCGAAGCTGGGTTTTTGAAGTACGAGAACAGTTTACGAACCAGGCCATAGCCGGTCAACATTGTATTCCAGAAAGTGAAAACCATTGGCACGGATTGAGCTGTCAGGTCGATAATGGCCTGGAGCTGAGTTTGGGCGGTCGCTGCGTCCATGCCCTTTGACACGGCAAACCACCCAATGATACCGATGAGCACTTTCGAACCGGACTCGATAGTCAATGATAATGTTTGACCCGTCGGGTCGGTGCTGGAGGCTAGAATACCCTTATAGCTTGGCATACCCACATTATATACCTACCTACGCGGCAGCAACTGAGTTGTGCACACCCCAAGTCGAGGTTGCTCTGTGGCAATCGTAACAAAGGGTTCTTCCATTGTTGACATCCCATAGTTGGCTATCGTCCGGTATTCCGATGCTAGAGATGATGGCCTCTTCGTTTAAGATCTGTTTGAAGCTCTTTGGGAAGTGGTCGGCCTGGATGTTTTTGTTCGAACTGCACAAGACGCACTTGAACCAGTCCCGCCGAAATATGCCAAGTCGCCAATCCTTATATCGCTGTGACCCTCGAATTATCTGAAAGACCGGAGTGAGGCCATGAGTCGTATGAACCCTTTTTAGTTTTTCAATCGTTGCTTGTGTGTGTTTCCGACCTAGCCAGAAACGTCGAGTGGCGGCTCCTTTCAACCTTCGATACCGCTCTGGGTCGGCGACAACGCGGTGGCTTTTGCAGTGCTTCGAACCATAGAGAGACAGGGATTTGTCGCAAGTAGCGCACTTCGGTTTGCCTCCCTTCCAGTTCTGATGTTTATCTCGAACGATGCTTTCTTTGCTTTTGTTGAGGCATTTTCGTGAGCAATATCTGGCGCTACTTTTCCGGTAGGGATACACAAAGTAAATGAGACCACAGATTTCGCAAATCAGTTCCGTCTTCACACAACTTATTTTAACAATAGAGTATCAATCGGACAATTATGCCGCGCAGTTAGATAAGGCCGTTCAGCTTTTGGCGCGTTGCAGGACCGCAAGTGTCCCCGCCGAGTTCCTCGAGCGTCGCGACTGAGGCCTGACCATATTTGATCTGGAATTTTAAGACCGCTTGTGCGGTGATTTGTCCATAGAACCCTGTCGGCGCGACGTTGAACTCCCCGTCGTAGGCGAGGTATTGCTGAAGGGCCATAACGTCGTCGTTCTGGTCGCCCAGTTTCAGGTTGATGTTGAAGGTGTGGCGCGGAGGTTGGACGGGCGCCGGATTGTAGATGAGCACCGTCGCTGCCCAAATCATCCCTGCGGTGAAGTGGTCCTCGGTGATGAATTGCCAGCCTCCTTCGCCCACCGTCTTTCCCCAGCTCTGCGGGGACCAAAAGCCCTTTTTGCCTTGGTAGATCTGGGGCTGGGCCACGTGCATGTAATGTGCCCACGCGGTCGTTTTTGCCACCGCTGGCACGGTCGAGAGCCACGTGCCGTTATTCTCGCCCCAGATTCCGATAACTGCTCCAAGGCACGCACTGGCGGCCTGGGCGATGCTGTCGATGTTTATGTCGGGAAATGCGTAGGCGAAGCTGGCTTGGTCCTTTGCGGCGCCGATGCGGGCCGTGGAAGTGATATCCTGCGGGCGCTCCATGAATATCTCAGAGGGCACCATTCCTTGCTGATAGCTCGGGGTGTCGGTCTCAAGGCCAAACCCCTGCTTGATGGCGATGTTGGCGAGGTCGCGGTCGCTGCTGCCGCCTCCGGGGACGAAAACCTGGCTGTAGGGGTATTTGGCGCTGCGTTCCCGAAGGTCATTGGCGTAGACGTTCCTGAGGCGCTGGCCGTAGTAGCTGAAGGCTTGGCCACCGCAGGAATAGCTGTTGCCCTGATTTTTGATGGTGTAGAGCGCGACCAGCGCGGGGTCTGGACCATTTCCTTCCTGCCAGGAGAAAGGTGCGGATGCCTGCGCGATTTCTTTCGGGTCGAATTGATAATCGCGTGAGTCGGGTCGACGCTCGAGCGCGCCAACGGGATGAGAACCAAGCAAGTCTATAGGGTCTTTCATGGATTATGTTTTGATGATGAATAATAGGGTCAAATATGGTTGAAGGTTATTGTGCGCGCCGCCTCCGCCGGCCGAGCCCGAAGTGCCAACCGTTGTACCTTGCCCGTTGTTGCCCGCCTCGTAGCCGAAGGAGGCACTGCCATCTACCGGGTCTGTTGAGTGGGTGTGTGCCGGCATCTCCGGCGTCGTGAGTGTGTGTGTGGCTTCGCCCCCGTTCTGTCCGTAGTAGCCCATATTCGCGTCGGCGGCCTTGTAGCCGACCGGCACGTTCGCGCGCATATCCGGGAGATTGAACGTAGTCGAACCGTCGCCGAGACCAAACGGGCACACGGTCATGGTGTGAACGCCGCTTTGGGAGCCGGATGTATTTATAGCCGAGCCGCCACGCGTTGCGGAGATTTGGAATGCGTTCGCACCATACCCCGCGCTGATTATATAGTACAACGTGTTCGGGGAGATGCCGGTCGGCAGCGCGCCGGTCGTGGTGAAGTAGACTTGATCGCCGATTTGAAGTCCATGAGCGGCGGCGGATATGACGGTCGGAGAGGCAATAGTGACTGTGACCGTGCCAAAGACCGGAGCAACGATGCCGAACAACGCTGGGTAGGTTGCGCGCGAAATCGTCGAACCGTCGCAAGCCAGCCATGTGGCAGGCACCGGAGCTACCGGCCACATCATGATGAGACCGCTTTGGACGATTTGTGTAATGTTGAAAAACGGCCTCGCGTCTTTCTGTATATATCCTTGGCCGGATTGTTGATTGCCATTGTCATATAACGCCGTCTCCCCGACGACGTGGAAGACTTCAGCGAGAACGACCGAACCGGTTGGATAGGGAGGGATTGCCGGTGATACGCCTTCGGTGCCGTTGATCAGTACGATTGCGCCCGAGCCGTTGATAGTAACCAAGTCAATGCGAGGATGCGATGAGGGCGCCGTGAACGTAGGAGTTGACCCGCCAAGGAAAGAGATATTTGTTCCGGCAATCGTCGTCGTTCCGGGTTCGACATACAGCTGCATGGTTTGCGACGTCCACGCGTCACTCGTCGCATCAGTCGCCGCGCTGAAGCTTGTGACGGGACCAAAATTCAGTGTGTTGTTGCCCGATATCGTAAGCGTCGTTCCAACAAGCGAATAGCTCAGGAAGCCGACGAGCATTTGATTGGCGATAGAGAGCGCAACGCCGGTCGTGGTTGAGGTCTGCGGTTGATTGAGAAGGGCTAGCAGATTGGCGCAAGTCGCGACGGCCGAGGCTCCGATGAGCACATTGTTTGGCGATGAGCCAACAGATGAAACAAACGTAAAGATAATGGCGCTGCCATTGATTGTGAGGGTCAGTGTTTTTCCGTTACCTGGGTTTGTCGAGAGTGTGAAATAGCCAAACTGCTGATGGACAAGAAGGCTTGCTCCGCCGGCAGCATCGGCTCGCAGTGAGTTAAATTGCTGTGCCTGCGCAGGTTGGTCTACCGAAACGTTGGACGACCGCATATACCAGCATTATAGCGGATTGCGTGCGAGCTCGGTCGACTATCCACACTCAGGAATTCATGATGCCTATGTCTACTTCAATCGTGGAATCTTGACCCGACACCTTTGTGTAAGATGGTAGGAAGAGTGCGTGATTGAATATCTGCCCAGTCCCGATAGTCGAGTCGCCGTCTACGAATGTGCCGATTTCAGTGTAGGTTCCATTCGGAAGTCCCGCATCGGATACGTAGGCCTGAACGATGGCGTCCGTCGCGCCGTAGTCTTCCTGATACGAAACCGCGAGTCGGACCGCCGGTGTGGTAAGACCCGTATCATTGACGGTCGGAGGAGTTGTCCCTGTCCCTAATTCTATGAAACCGAGATTGAGAGAGTAGGTATTGATGCCGACGAGACGTTGAATAACAAGGTCAAGCCCGTAGCCAGGGCTGTCCATGATGAGGTTGGGGCATTCGACGGCGGTGCCGATGAAATGATAAGCCCTCAGGTCTGCAATTGTTTTTCGAAGTGAGAGGATTTCCTGCTTTGCTGCACCGTTTGGGAGCCTCTGAAGAAACTTAATATGTTCAAGGAATGGTGTCACGGCCTCCACCATTCTCGCGCGATAGGTGTTGATTGTAATTTTGCCCGATAGACGCAAACCTTCACGCGATTTCATACCGATATTGTAGCACTATCGCCACGTGAAAAATCCCCAGGTAGCCTCCGGCTGTTCTGCAACGGGCTCAATTCCCGCGACTGACGAACTGCCGTATCCGAATGAGCCGTATCCGGAGCCGCCTTCGACACTTTGGCCCGGACTCGCGGTTGGTCCCCACACATACGGACCAAACGTGCCGACCGCTTCAACGGTGTCGAGAACGAGGAGCTGTTCATTGAACGGAAGCAGGACTTGCAGCACCGTGCTTGCGCCTGTTTGCGTCTGACCGCTGGTCTGCTGCAAAAGCGTGAGCATGATGTCGGTGAACGTCACAGTATCCGAACCCATCGCTTCGACTTGATATTCAAGCTGGGTCGGAGTCCTTGCAACGCATTCGATACGGCGAATGACGAGTGGATAGTTGGATACTCCAAACTTTACCGAGTTGAGCTTGATGGTTTGACCAATGAACAGAAGGTTCGAGAGCGGTGAGATGGTACTGAACTTCACGTCATAGACGGGGTGGCCGAACTGTATGATTTCGGCTTGCGCGCGTGCCTGCGCCTGCTGAACTGAAAGAATGTTGGAGTCGACTATCACGTCCTGGTATTCGCCAAATTCTGTGACTGCGGCGGGGTTTGAAACATGCGCGAGGATTGGCACTTTGGCGTCCCCTTGCACGATGATTTGATTTCCAGCACCGGGGTCGGTCGTGAAGCGGATGAACCGTCCGGTGTCGTTGTAGAGCACCTGCACCGTCGCCGGGTCGGTTGTCAGGTCAGTTCCGATTGCTTGTCCCACCCCCGCCAGCGTCACCGTCAGGGTGCTTTCATCGTAGGGGTAGGCGAGGGGGTAGACGAACGTTCCCGCGACGCTGGTGTAGACGTCCACGGGCGCGAGCTCAGGAGGGATAGGGTCGAGTGCGAAGATCTTCGTATATGAGCCTCCAACCACGAAGACGCTGTTTTTCATATTGGAGAGGTCGACAGTCACGTCCAACGTGGGCCACTCCAAATTGCCGGCGCTATCATCAATTGCGAACGGAGCGGGATTGGTTTCCGTCGAGCCAGTTGAGGTGTCGGCGAAGAAGAAGTGAACATCTTTCAAAGGGTCGATATACCAGTCCCATCCTATTTGCTTGGCTAAACTCTCAAGCGCTTTGCTGGGCTGCTGATAGTTGAACTGAATGAGTGAGACGAGAAAATTGCCGCGTTGCACATGGTTGGTTGTAAATCCTGCCGGACAGAAGTTTGCGATGATGTCGGCGACGATGTCGGCCGGGTCCATCTGGGCGTACGTCTTTTTTACGAGCTTGGAGTCCAGCACATAGCCCCAGTCCTGGCAGGTAACATGATAGCGCTGCAACACTCCGCCATCGATGACTTGCTCGAGCGTGATGACTGTCCCGCCGAATATCTGACGTACGGTCGGGTTCCCTGCGCTGTCAAAAATCGTATAGTAGACGCTGATTGTGTCCGACAACGACGGCATGTGTGTCGGCAGTGTGGGCGCCTGCGGCACCATAACGTCAAAGAGAAGACCGCCCTTCTCCTTGGTGAGCACCATCGTGAGGTCAAAAGTCGTCCAGTCGATGAGGCTGGTGATGTCGTTCGCGCCGTCGAGAACGGTTATCTGCGAGGATGCGATAGTCGGTCCCATATTTTATGCATAGTTTTTGAGCCGGAGTTGTCGTTGGATTTGGGTAGCGAGCGCGTTTGCGATCATCGTGGCTCCTTGAGAGTCGAGGTAGCTACCACCATTGATGTTCACGACAATGTTTCCACCACTGCCCGTGCCACCGCCGCCCGCGAGTGATGAGCCACCGCTGAAAGCCGAAAGGGGGATGATAGCTTCTGGCCCGGCTTCTCCGACCAGAGCGAGGGTTGGCCCGTTCACGATGCCTCCCGACGCGAAGGCTTTGATAGCTCCCCCAAGTACGCCGCCAACTCCGCCTGACACGCTCGAGACAGCGCCCGTGATGGCATTGATGGGCGCCATTATTTTATTGTAGATGCCTTGGATGGTGGTGGCGAAGTTGTTGATGATGCCCTCGACAAAATTGATACCTTTCTGCACTGCCGCGCCTATGTCATTCCAAATGGTGCCGAGGAAAGACACGACACCGTTCCAAATATCAGTCCAGGTTTTGTTTATGTTTTTCAGGCCGCCATCGACCGCGTTATAAGCTGCCAGCATGGCGTTGGACACTTCATTGATTATCCAGTCCCAGGCGGCCTTGATTGCAGCCATGATTTGCTGGTGGTAGACGATGATGAGCGCGACGATAGCGACAATAGCAACGAACGCCGCGACATACAGCAGGGTCGCGCCAATCGCGGCGAACATAGTGACGTTGAGCGCGATGAGCGCGGTGTTGAACGCCTCGATACCGATGATGAGCAGACCGAACGGCACGAGAACCGCTCCCAGAATAATGAGAATGCCGCCGAGTAAGCCCGAGAAGATAAGCAGTGCTTCGGCGAGCTTTGGGTGCGCCTGCGCCCAACCGTCTACTTTGGTGATTATCTCGCTAAGGTATTCCAGGAATGAAGCGAGCAAAGGCAGGACCGTTGTGCCAAAATCGGCCATGGCTTTGTTGAGATTGGCAGTAGCGACGTTGTACGGTCCCAGACCATGGGTAGCCGCATCTTCGGCCGAGCCGGCTACTTTTGCTTGTATTGCGGCAAGGGCGGTTTGGCCTGAGAGCCCGTCCGCGACATTCACGCCAAGGTCCCGCAGCGCGCGGCCCTGGCCGTTCATGGCCTGGATGACGTCGTTGCTGGCAGTGTTCAGGTCGATGTTCTTCGCGCGCGCGAGGTCCATGGCGTCCTGGTAGGCGCTCATGGTCTCCGAAACGCTGTTGGTCGAGGCGAATAGGAACTGGAGCGCATTGGCGCTGTCCGAGGCAGTGAAGCCAAGATTGGTGTTCGCCCGTGCCGCTGCCTCGAACTGGGCGGTGGTATCAGCTACCGACCCTCCGACGAGCTGCTCTGACTGGGTAAGCTGGTCGAGCTGTTGTTGATATTTCTGTAGGTTGACCTGCGCGGTCTGGATGGAGGCGGCGGCTTTCTCATGATTGGCGGCCACCTCGGCCGTCGTGCCGGTCCATTTTTGCAAACCGGCCGCCGCTTCGGCGATGGTCGCCTTCTCTGTATTTATTTTCGCCGTGAGGTCGGCGACTTCGGTTGCAAGTCCGGCCGTAGGGGCTGAGGCCGAGGCATAGACATTCTTTACCGTGTTGCCGAGCTGGTCGAAGGCATCGGTTTGGTCGCCGGCCGCCTTCACTGCTTCGACTGCGGGGGCGGCGAACGCCGCTCCAAGTATGCCAAGCTGGATGCCGACGGCCTGGATTTTCCCGCCAACTGAGCTAACGCTCGACTCCATCTCTCCGGCCGCCGTCGAAGCAACCTCGGCTGTTTTATCAAAATCTTCGTCAACGCCATTGAGGGCACTGGCCAAGTCGGCTTCCATCGAGGCCGCGTCCTCGGCCCATGCCGCCTGCACCCGTGCGGCGGCGGCGGCGTTCGTCTCCGCAAGGCTGTTGAACGCCTCGTCTATGGTCGGGGTAGCATCTTCCACCGCCGTGGCGATCCCTTCGGCAGCGTCTGTCCACTGGGACAGAGACGCTTCGGCGGCTGCGACCACCGCGTCCTCGGCCGAGGTGAGACTGTCGGTCATCGACGTGGCCGCGCCGCTCATGCTCGCGGACATATCCGACGCATCGGCGGCGGTTTCTTCGGCGAGCGCGGAGAGCTGGGTGCCCACCTCCGCGAGCTGCCCAGCCGCGTTATTGATGACACTGATGACGATTTGGAGCTGCGACTCAGACATTAGCCCCATTGTACGCTACGGCTCGCGGGACAATGCCTCGTGGGGATTATGCGTTTCGAGCGTTCGCTTCATGGGCCTCCGCTCTCAGCAACTCCAAGAGCATGGTGATGAACCATGTCGGCTGAGACAGGTATGTTTCGTATTCCCAGCTCATCTCTTTGCAGAGGATGGCAATGAGCTGGATATCCCATTCGACTGCGCCGTTTGAAAAGTATCTGTGCCAGCTCGCCCTTACTTCTCCGGCGTCGTAGGGTTTTTTATTGTTTCGATTTCTTTGAGCACCGCGTCGTATTCTGGTGATGGCAGGTCGAGCAGTTTTTCTACGGGACTTTCAACGTCACCGTTGACTGAGACGATAAGGAACTCGAGCGTCTTGCGCTCCTGCTCCGCAAGTACCGAACCGGAAAGACCGCCCATGTCCACCTTCTTACTTTCCAGGTCACTCACGGTCATCTTTAGTGACCCGAGCATGATGTTTTTGAGCTCAGCAGACTCGCGGCCGGTGAGGTAGGTTCGCAGCACGACTTTCGTGCCCAAGGGAGTCGTGAACTCTCGATTTTGTCGGTCTACCATACCTTCATGCGCATAAGCCTCTTAACATGTGAAAACCCGAAGACAAGGAGCCATGCAAGCGCCAAAATGCCAGTGCCCAATAGGAATAAACCACCTGCTGCAACGAGACCAAATATCAGTATCATATGTCACTACTGTACAACGGCTACAAAAACGCGCAAGTCACTTGTCAGACTAATAGCCGTTCACCGTATTCGTGAGGGTTGAGGTAATCATCGTCGTGTCAGAGACGGAGTACACTGCCTTCACTTTGATTGTTTGGTAGACCAAATCCTTTACCTTAAATGGGCGACCGAGTTCCTGGATGGTGCATTTGTACATGGTGAAGATGAGCTCGGGGTTGGTGGTACTGCCAATGGTGACATCCGTGTTTTTGAAGTCGAGCTGGATAGAAAGTGGGTACGGCCCCATGAACTGTGCCTTGAAGTCGCTTTCGTTTTGCCAGATACATTCCATCGTCGCCTCGACCGAAAATTCCTTGTTGAGGAAGTCGGCCGGATTGAGATTGCCGAGAACATCCTGGTCCTCAACGCTCGCATTGATGGTGAGCTTCGCGCTTTTGAGAGGAATTGCTACCGGTGTGAATGTTTGCGTGCCAATGGCGCCGGTCGTTGCTGCTGAAAGGTCGTAAGCAGTTGCGCTGACAATTTTTGCGATGGTCGTGTTCGTGGGGATGTTCGTGCCGGTCACTCCCATGCCTACTTTCAGGTTGGTTTGCGGATTGATGCTGCATGCCGTGACGTGGACGGTGCTTGCCGCAGTACCGGTTGCGGTAAGCGTTCCTGCAAGGCCGGCAGAGTTGAGCGCGAATTTCGCAGCAAGATATTGTGGAACAAATCGGTTCTCCGTCGTGGTTGATGGGGAAAAGGTGCTCTGCGCTGCACCAGAAAGTGCTTTGATGGTTGCATTGAAATTGACGAATTGCTTGAGGACGGCGTTTATCTCCAGCTTCTCTACGACACCGTTCGCATAAGAATAATCCACGCCTGCGAGCGGGTCATGCAAGAAAAGCGTCAGCGATTGGTGTTGTGCGCTCTCACCGACGTTAAAGATGTTGTCATAGACAACAGTCTCACCGGAGTGCGCCGAGTGCGAGGTGAGCGTGCCGAACATCGAATAGAGAATGAGGCCAAAACTCTGGTCAAGCACGTTTCCGGCAAGTGAACCTTGCGACCATTTTTTTGTTTGCGTGAGATTGACGCTGTCTTCGATGACGCCATAGGCCTGAGAGTCAACGGCAAACTCTTTCTTTTCGTCGAGAGTTAAATCGTTCCAAGGGTTCCAAAATGCGGCCGAACTTATCGCTGTGCCACGCGTAGTCTCTTTCGCCACCCCCACCTGTATAAGTCTGCCGATGCCTTTCATATAGCTGTAGTTTACTCTTTATTCTCCGTGTCCACGGGGGCTGTGGATTGCTCGGGCATAGGGGTGATTGATTTGCGCGTTTTGAGCCACTCTTTCGTCGCGGCTTCAATGTGCTCCGCCCAGATGTATGCAGGACGCCAAATGCCATCGCCAGAGAAGTGAAATCCCGCCTTTTCGCTGGGCGCCGAGGTCATCATTTTGTTTTGAGCAGGTTGTTCAATCATGGGGTTGGATTTGTTATTTCGAAAAGTGTCTGACATTTCAATGTTACCAGAAAACACACCAAAGCCTTGGTCGCTGTGGATACTGGCATCGTCATAATCTCTACGGGTAAGACGGTGGCTATCGCGGCTCCCGCGAGGGTGAAGTTGTTGTCGAACTGATTGAGCACCGCGTCGAGGATGAACTCAACACCTTCTGTCTGGTCGGCTAGTGCCTCGTACGATGTCACGATGAGGGTGTCGAAGCGGTAGGTTCTTCGGTTCGTTGCTTGGTCTTCGTAGTCTGACATAACCGTCGGCATGCCGACGAGCGCGAACGGATAGCCCGATGGCGGTTCGATGGTCGTGGGGTCTTTGCCGTAATCGAGCTCCAGGACAGAATTCAGCACGCCCGCTTTTATCAAAGCGTTGAGGTTGAGCACGATTTCGCGCTTGATGTTTTGCGCGAGCGAGCCGCCAAGCGTCGAGGCCGGCGCGATGTTGCTCGAGCTGTCATATCCCCCGTATTCTGCTCCCGCAATTTCCTGTGACACGTTATTGGGCGGCGAGCGCCTGAATTATCGATTGTAATGCGGTGCCGAACTTTTGGTTGATTTCGTCGGTCGCTGCGGCAAGTATACGCTCCATATATGGGTTTGCCTTGGTGCCGGGATGGTTGACGCTGCGAACTGGATGGTCCGCTCCAGGCCAATACAATGCTTGCTTATCCTTTGGCCGGATGACATGGGGCTTGGTGCCAAACTCGACAAGTGGCGCGTAGGATGCGGTCGGATACCACCAACCTTTGAGATTTCCGACTACCCACTGAAAGTGATTGACCAAAAATCCCGTTCGAATAGGCACTGTGCGGGCATTGGTATTTTTCGCGAGCACCAGTGACGATGCAACGACGGCGCGCTGCAAAATCGGTGTCGCGATAGCCGGCGACTGGTTCAACTTCTCAACCAGTCCAGTCAGCCCTTCGAGTTGGACGGAAAATTCCATAATCAAAAATGAAGGTCGCGGTATTGCGCGAGCACGTCGAGGTCGTCTGCATCCAATTCGTTGCGCCAGCTATGGGTGGCTCCTTCGAGTGCGGTTGAGCTCATGCCGGCGAGTTGGCGGCGCTTGAACCTTCGAACAACGAGATTTTCGCAGAGATAGGTGAGGTCGTCGGGCAGGCGATGTGTGGTCCCATTCCCCGCGTTCGGCCAGTCGACCGGATAGCCTGCGATATAGGTCGCGCGGATCATGTTGCTGTAGATGCGCGGCAGCACGCCATAGACGCGCACCATGCCGCTCGGATACCAAACCACTCCTGAGACGGGGTCCGTCCTTGGGTCGACCAGCTCATATTGGTCAGTGATGAAGTCGGTCCAGCTCGGGTTGCTTGGCGTGCCTGCGCGCCACTGGAAGCTCGAAATGGAAAAGACGGGGAAGTTCCTCAACTGGAGAAACTCCTGGTCGGGCTCTTCGATGGAATATGTGTCGTTGGTGAACGTCTGCTGGACGAACGACGTGCGCCCGCACTCCTGGGCGATGTATTGCGACACAGCGTTTATAAGCCGTGTGAGCACCGTGTCGTAGGCAACCGATTGGTCGACTACATAGAGCGTCACGCTGGCGCCAGCAGTCGCGTTCTGCGAGAGCGTCAGGGTGTTGCCGGTGGCGTCGGTGCCAGCGATTGTCGTGCCCGTAGGTATCCCTGGTCCAGTGATGGTCTGGCCTATTCGAATGACCTTGCCGGCCGGGACGACGGTGCTCGAAACAACAGCGCTGTCATTTGTGGTCGTGCCCGTGAGCTGGACAGTGAGTGATGGGTCAAAAAGCAGGTCTTTCACCCGCGCGAGAGTCGTTAGTCCGTAGGGTGATACTTGTTCCATATCAGTGGTGGGTGGCCTTGCGGCCATAAGTATCAGTCGTCTTGTGGCAGCCGTGGCAGAGCGTACGGCCATTATCTATTGCAAATCGGAGTTCCGGAAAATAAGCGAACGGCTTGATATGATCTGCTTCAAGATTGCCGCCGCGTGCATCGCCGCACCAAATGCAACGATATTTGTCCCGTGCAAAAACGGCATCGCGCCAAAGGCGGTATTCGAGTGAGTGACGAATGATCTGGTAAATGGGCGTGCGACCGTCGATATATCCGGGACCTTTGGAGCCGACAAACCTACCCTTCATTGCATCACGCAGTTTTTGTTTCGTCTCCTCAGAGAGAGGTTTGCCCTTGTTCCACGCTGGTTGACCCTTGAAAAACTGAGCGTGGTGTCGAAGGGAATATCGCCTGCCTTTGTTCCAAGGCTTTGCATGTGGCCGCTTTCCACGCAGTTTAGCCCTATGTTCAGCAGTGAGCGAACGTCCCTTCTGTGCTTCGCTAATCTTCCGTTTGTGCTCCTCGGACATAAAGCCGAGAGGTTGTTTTCGTCCTTTTATTTCGGCCATAAATCTTTCGGTTCATGGCCCCATGAACTGAGGCCATGTGTCGAAAGCTCGATACTATTGTATCAAGTATTTGACGTTGTGGTGCGGACTGGGAGCACGGCTCCGTTCCCTGGCGCGCCGATGTATTCACCGGAAACCAGGATTGCCGGGCTCGTGCCGCCGGAGAATGCCGGTGTGTAGACGATGCGAAGCCAGCGCTTGTGGCCACCGTATGGGGCGGCTGAAAGGCTGTTGTTGCGAAGCATAATGCCCTCAACGCGCGCGTAGCTGTCTACCGCAACGGTCTTGACGTTCAGCGTCGCTCCAATCACGGTGCCGGTGTTGTCCGTCGCGTCGGCGTAGCTGTCGGTGCTGCCGTTGTCGTTTGACTCCTGCAGCTTCCATGCCACCGTTGAAGTGGTCGGGCTGCCCGAAGCAATCTCGGCGCGGATGTGCACCATGATAGAGTCGGCGTCGAACACCGTGCCGGTATCAAGACCGTCCTGGTTGACTGCGGAGCTGCCGGTGAGCGATTGAACCGCTACCGAGCTGGCCACCACAGGTTGCACCATGACGTCATCATATGGGTTAAAACGCATAGATGTGTGTTGTTGTGTGCCACGTGTCGCCGTCGATCCGGCGGTTGCGGTGAGCTAACCGCGTGGCCTGTTATTCGCTCTGGTCGTGGTTGGGGAGACAAACGAAGCCATCGGCTCCATCGCTCCACAGGGTGCCTGGGCGCCCGTCTGGGCACACGCAAGCATCACCTGCTTTGAGTGCTGCACCGGCTTGAGCGGCCTCTTCTGCCGCCTGGGCAGTGGAGAACGCGCTCTCTGCTGCGGTGGCATCCGTGTCTGCCTGCTCCGCTGCTGCCTTGTCCTCGTCGGACGAAGCGTCGGTGAGTGCTGCCTTGAGCTCGTCGGCTTTCGCGCGAGCTTGCTCCGCAGTTTGCTGCAAAGCGGTCAATTCATCGCTCATGGTGAGTTTTGATTACCGATTAAACGCACAGGGTAGGTGCTCGGAGGATTCGAACATCTATCAAAGTGAGAACTACGACGCCGAGGTATAACCAATGGCGAATGCGCGAAGGAGCGTTGCCGAGAGAGCAATGCGGCGTCGATAGACGATACCGCGTTGATCTGCCAAAGCCACTTCCTTGCCACCGAACGAGCCGGAAGTGAACTGGTCGACTTCCATTTCGCCCTTGTCGCCGAACGCCATGCTCTTCATGTTGCCGAAGATAACGCATGGTTGGTTCGTGCTGTCGCTGAAGCCGTTGACGCTTGAAGCGCCAACCGCAGGCATCCAACGGTTGGTGTAGACCGGGTAGCCAAGGATTTCTCCTGCTGGCTTGACCGGGCCACCGCCCGCATTGTCGGCCATAGCCGGCTGGTTCTTTGCCCAGGCCGAGTATGGAAGGATGTAGTTGCCAGCGCCGTCCTTCTCCGTGCGGAGCTTGGCCCACAGCGTGCGGTTCATGTAGAACGCCGAGCCGTCGAGGATGGACTCTTCGAGCGAGCTGATCAATGCGGAGCTGTCCTCCATGACCAGGTACTTCGCGAATGTGGTCGCGCCAGAGGTCGAGCTGCCGCCAAGGTAAACCTTGTTGGTGTTCTGACCGTTTGGCTGAACCGTGGTCGAAGTAGGCAGATTGAGTATGCCGGTGAATGGGTCGTTGGTATTCGAGCCGCCGACGAAGCCCATTTTGTCAATCTTGTTCGCGAGCGCCTCGCCACCCATTGCGAGAAGCCAGTCTGCGACGTTGACGTTAGCATCCGCGAGGAGGTCGTTGCCGACCACGAACGCGAGCTGCCACTTCTTGACGATGAGCTGTGCCTGACCGAACGTGATGCCGGTTACAACGCCTGGGGCGTCAACTCCGAGGAAGTCGCCTTCCAAGAAAGTGCCGGTGTAGTTCGGGACGGCAAGCTGGTCAGTGGTCATGTCCCACTTCGTCGCCTGACTCATGATGGTGCCAACCGATGCCGCGATGCGCATGATTGCGTCCGCGATTTCGCGAGAGACGAGATAGCCGCCTCGGTTATCCTGCTCTTCGATCAAAGCCTCGTTGGCTTTGGTGTCGATGTTGAATTGACCGCGAAGCGCGCTGTGTGCGACTTTGACGAAGTCCTTCTTGGCCGACTCAGACAAGCCGGTCATGTCGTGGCCGAACACTTCACGTTGCAACTTCAATCCTGCGACCGTCTTTTGAACGGACGTGGCAACTTCCTGCCCGATGATAGGGACAAGCTTTTCTTTCATCACCTCGTCGAACGCGGTGATGTGCATCTTTTTGATTTCTTCAAATTCCATATAGGTTTTGATTACTGTTTGCTGCGGTTGCGTATCTCGGTGTTAATGGTTCCGAGAGCCGCGCGTGCCGCAGCTTCAATGCCGCCCACGATCTCGCGTGCCTGAAGGTGCGCTTTGAGCGCAGGGTCTTCAGAGCGAGAGGATGAGCGGGTTCTCGACCGAGCATTTACGGGAGTCGTGACGATTGTGTCGTCTACTGCCGACTTTTCCTCCCCGTCGTCATCGGCGAGGCCTCCGTGGAGTGCCTCGAGAATGGCGCTAGCAGATTTCAAATGTTCATGCGCCTCGCGCAGCCTTTCTTTCGTTGTCGCGGATACTCGCGCGCCAACTTTTGCGACAACCGAATTCAGGATAAGCGGGTCGATGTGCGGTGCGAGGTATTCTTTGAGGATTGCCACGACTTGCTCGTCAGCCTGCTCCTCCTCCCCGAAGATGTCGCGGCACATGGCCTTGGCTATCTTGGTGAGCGATTTCTTATGCGCGCGTTGAGCTTTCTCGAGCTCGTTGCTGAACCAATCCACGTGGCCATCAATGTCCTCTGGCGTGGCTTTGGTGCAGCGCTCCTCGAATTGCTCGAGAGCCGCTTTGCACGACGCACTGTAGGCATCGTCCTCGTCGCGCAAGGTTTTGAGATGTGCTTTTCTATCAAATGATTTGTTGTCCGCTTCGAAGCCGCGCAAGCACGCGATAGCTTTCGCGCGGTGCATCGTGTTTTCGTCGAGGAGTGAGGAGCGCAGGTCTTTGAGGTTGTCCGCGACACTCGCGCCGTCCTCCTCCTGCTTTTCGCGGAAGTCGTCGACGGCCTTTTCAACCTCGCCAATGTGGCGGGCGTGCTCGTCAGCCAGCACTTTGATGAGCTCCTTCTCGGGCTTGCGGTCAGCGGTCTTGGATTTGTCGTCCTCCTTCGGGACACAAACGAGCGGGCCTTTGGGGTCTTTTGGGTTTTTGGCGAGCACGCCGGTCGAGCCGTCGTCGCCGGTGCAGTCGTCACCCTCCTGGGCTTCGTCATCGTCCTCGGCTTTCTCGGCGAATTCGATGCCTTTGACTTTCAGGCCTGCGATATCGAGGTCGAGCTCTTTGGCTTCCGCGAAGGTGATGGCGCGGCCTGCTGCTGGTCCAACGCCTTGGTTTGCCGGGACTGGGACGAACGAGAACTCGAGGAGCTCCGCCTTGGTGATGACATTGCGCTGCTTCTCGTCGAATTCCTTAGGGATGAAGCCGACAGAGGTGGTCGTGCCGACGCCCGCGCCTTGCTTCAGGCCAAACTCGTAGAGTTTGCGAATTTGCTGGGCGAGTGGGTTGATGTCGGCGGAGAGGAAGACACCGCGCGCGCCGAGCGCAGGCACGCCGTCTTTTTCGGTCAGGTAGGTCTCGAGGCACACACCTATGGGAAGCGAGTAGTAGTCGTGGCCCCAGAGGACGATTGGGTTGTTTTTGTAGTTGACGAGTTCCCAGCCGCTTTGCTTGACGATTTCGCCTGCGCGGTCGATGTCCTCGGTCGAGATGATGACGTCGAAGGTGCCGTTCTTATCTTCAGCTTTGCGGAGCTTTTCAACTGCTCCGAAATCGAATGCCTTGACGCGTGCACGGATGTCTGCGGCTAACTCTTCGTTTATTTTAAGTCCCGGCATAATTGGTTCAATGATAGCAATAAGGCAAGCGTTTCTAATTCACTGTGGATATCCTTAAAAGATTTTGACCCATGCGGTCCCATTGCACCCCCACTCGTGGCTGTTGGCGGTGTTGTAGAAAGTTACGCCGGCCGTTCCCGCGTAGCAGGCTGTCGAGGTCGCGGGGAGCGATGCGCGTGTGTATCCGTTAATGTCTACCGGTGTCGAGCTAGCGGGGGTAGAAGTGCCAAATCCGAACGAACCACCGTTGAAGTAGCTTTTACTTCCATCCGACATGACGCGGTTCGCGAATGCGGTGGTGTCGTCCTTGGTATAGCTGCCCGCGAGGGGTGTAGAGGTCGAGGTGAAAGTGAAGCCCGTGTTCGGCACGCCGCCGGTTGAGGTCGCGAGCCAATAGGTGTTGTAGAGGGCCGGCGTGGTCGTCGAGACGTAGATGGCATATCCCTGCGCTCCCACGACGGGCGACCAAGAAAGCTTGATTGCCTCCGAGACGTTGCCGGTCGTGCTGGCGTCCGTGGTGATAGAAATCGGCAAGCTGACGGTCGTCGTCCCGTCGCCATCAAGCGCTGCCACCTCGAACGAAAGCGGGGTCGATGACGCGAGTGTGCCGCCGGTCGTGGTGGCGAACGATGCGATTTGAGGCGTCGCGAGCGGCTGTCCTATTCCCCAGTTCGGGGCGTTGAGTGAGACGACGGTTCGCGTGTTTTGGCCTTGGACGATGCTCGCGACGTGGTTGAGGATGAGGCCTTGATAATTCCCCCCGATGATTGATGAAAAAAAGATTGCAATTGTCGTAACGGCGCCGCCGAGGCCCAATGTGCCGAGTCTGAGAAGTGGGTTCATATAACTGTAGGATAGCACCATAGCACGCTAGCAATGGCCGCTGTGGATAGCTACGCAGGCTCTCCGCAATTCCCGCAGTAATGGTGCGTCGAGCTCCAGGACCAAATCTTCGCCCCGCAGCACCTCGAGCGCCACGCAAACAAAACGAGCAGTCTGGTGTACCAACTCATGCCAGGAAATGCAGCCCGATTTCCAATAATCCGAGAAGTAAACCCACTACGCTTCCCCATACGCGAATTGTCGTGAGCGCATACTCGGTCTTTCTTTCGACGACACGGAGGCGCGTTTCATGGTCGTCGAACTGGATTTTGTTGACCGCGTTAGCCTCCAGGTTCATTACGCGATTGGTGAGCCCTGACCGTAGGTCCTGTATATCAGAGCGCGCTCCGCGCATTTCAGTACGGAGTTCGATGAGAAGGTCGTGGTCGGCGGTGTTCTCCGGCATCAAAGTCAGGATACCACTCGCCACCCTATCTGGCGGTTGGATGTGAATATCCTACCGCATTAAGCCGAGAGTAGAACCCTTTTTAGTTGCTCCTGAGCGATGTCCACGCCGGCTTCGCGTTGCCGCTGCTGTAGAGACTGCCAAAGCAGTTTTCACGCGTAGATGGGTTATTCGAATTTGAGTCGATGAGAGTGTACCAAAAGACTTTTTGAATGTATGCCTTATTTGGAAGGTCGGCTATAACTTGGTCAGCGAGTGCCTTTTGTGCAGGAATGGTCATGTAGTCGTTGCCAGTTTCGCCTACATAATCGAGCGGCATGGCAACCCCAGGCCCGCAAGTCGGTGCGCCATATTCAGTTATCCAAATAGGCTTTGCGGTGTCTCCATTGCTCACCATGATGCTTCGTACATTTGCCATTTGCACCCAGCCATTGTCTTGATTGCCGCTGCTGAGACTGTACGGGTAAGTATAGGGATGCATCGATATACCATCAAATTCCGCACTTTGCGAATACATGGTGGTGACAAAATCGGTCGGTGATATGCTGCCAGTGAACGTCGTCGATCGCGAGAGCGCGCCGCCTAATATAAACGCGCCGGGGGTGACAGCTTTAATCGCCGTATAGCACGCGTTGAGGTCTGCTGTGTATGCCGTTGCATCGGCTCCGGGTTCCCAAAAGAATTGCAAATTCGGCTCATTCCATACCTCCCAATACTTTTGATTAGGATAGTGTGCCGCTGCCGCTCCACAAAAGGTCCCGAAGTCCGTTGCATTTTGTGGCGGGCACTCTCCTGGTGAGTCAACGGTGCAGCCAGTTTTGGCAGCCCACTGCGGAGCATAATCTATGGC